AATAACGGTAATTCCGGTATCATCACAATAGGAATACACAAATCACCGCATATTTTTTTAATGCAGTCGTCAGCACGCATCGCAGTGAATTGATATGTATCACTAGTTTTGTTCAGATACTGTCCTACATCACCGGCAACATATTTATTAACGTAATTATCGCCGTCATCAACTTCGATAATTACACCCCTAAAATCTTCTTGTGTACCGCCGCTATAACGAATAATATCGCCCTCCTGTGGTTTGTACATATTTATGTACTTCATGTCACCTGCCTTTGGTACACTGAAATTAAACAGCGTTGCAAGCGTATCCTTGGTATTTTGCCACGATATATCGCCCACATATGATGATATATCAATATCGTTGCATAACACCGTTAAACCACCATTATGGCGGTCACACTGCATAGGTGTTTGTTTGAATATTGTCGGATGTATGGAAATTTTCTCGTTTGTATCAATAAAATGATATTCTTTTTCATTTTCTGCCGTTGTGCTTCCTGCACCGCCGTAGGTTGGCTCACTGTCAGAAGTCCATATTGCCTTGATTCGTGCTGAACGGTTTATGCCGGCAGCATTTAATGCTGATGTGAATTCATCATTATTTCGCACAACTGTTCTGTCAATAATGAATTCCAATACATTACGGTCAAACGGATAGTCGTGATACATATGTTTGCTGTCTGTTTCACTGTCTTTTTTTTCGTCAGCCTTTACGCAATAAATCGTCTTGCCGTCATCAAATTCCACTTTGATAAATGTTCCGTCCGGACCGTAGTACGAACCCATTGCTACACAATAGAATTCTTTGTATTTTCGTAGTCCACCATTTGCAGTTGTCGAATTACTGCCCCATAAATAGCTATATCCGCCTGATGATTTATCAGTGTATAACTGATATGCCATATATGCTTTTGTGGCTAAATCCCTGCCGATATTCGGTACTTCTCGTGCCGTCCAAGCAGCAGTCATTCCGCTACTGCTATCCAAATTAAAATGAACAAACGTCAATCCGGACATTGATAACGTTCTGGATCGAACCATATCGGATGAATTGCCTTCAATCGTTGTGATATTAGAACCGTCACACGATGCAACTATACCTACATGATTCGCCCAATCCGAACCATTGTAATTTATTAAAAACAAATCACCCGCTTCGGGATTTTTATTGGTAAAAACCTCACCATGTCCCTGATTCGCATAATGTGCAAAATAACCGGCACTTGCCGTTTTAGGCATTATGTCTGTTGTAATGCCTGCTTTGTCCGCACACCACGAAACAAATACCGCACACCACGGATAATTACTTCCGTCTACTTCGTGTCCGTAAAACCATGTATTATATTTGACGTTGTTCGTTCCGTTTTCCTTTGTGCCGCTTTCAGCCTGTGCAATTTTAACTAAATCCTGTCCACTTGCCATATTTAATCACCAAATACTCCGGCTTTGTCTAAAATAACTAATATGCGAATCATATTCTTTGTCAGTCCCAAATCGTCATCATCAATACCGGACAAATAACCCTTTTTATTGATTTTTTCAATCGTTGGTGCAGCCCAATCAGGAAAACTGTCAACGGTATAACCCTCAAAACCGTTTGCATTATCTATCATCACGCACATTCTGATAATGTCCATAGTCAATCCCAGTTCATTATCACCGGTGCCGTTCAAATAACCCCTATCCATTAATTTTTGGATCGTAGGTTTTGCCCAATCAGGCATATTATCATCCATATAGTTATAGATTTTTTCATTTTCCAATGAATCCAGCCGTTTTTCGACTGCGTCCATTCTTGCCGCCAAATCATCTAACTGTGCCATATTTGTATCCTCCGTATCATTTAACAGCTCTACTTCGCCCAATTCAATCGAATAATCCAAATCTCCTGTTGTGCCAACATCAAAATCTAATTTTTCTATGGCTACAGCCATATTTATGCTGATGTTTGCAAAACCGGTTGATGTAATCACTAAACGAACAGGCAATTTTCGTTTTTGCCACGATTTTAATTTTTCGTAGTATTCTTGACCGTCCATTGATGCATCACGTCTGAACGGATAGTCATGGACAGGGAATATTCCGTCCCACGAAATACCTCGCAATTCGGTATTTCCTATAATTTTAATCCAGCCATATCCGGCTGATTCAAATGTTTCTGTCGACTGTGAATTTGTCACAGAAAAAGAGGAAGGAGTGACAGGAATATGCACTACCTCCTCGCTGTTATTTACGCTTAGGTAAAAATCTAACAATTTCCCTCACTCCTTTATAAAATTGCATACTGTCGTTTTATTTCAGGTACAACTATATTTATAAATCGTGCCGCCATTTCTTCTTCGTTCGCATTTTCTGCATTAATGGTGACGTTTATATTAATATCATTGTTTCCCTGACTTTTCTTTTGACTGTTTTCGGTGTATGCCTGCAAATTTCGCCAAAATGCCGAAAGTGGAAGTATCGCCTCAGCCCCTGCTTCGCCACCCATTTGAATCTTGCCGTTTGCAAATCCAAATGCAGTTGGACGTGTCATAATACCGCCCTTGGCGTTCCAATCCAATCCGAATTTTGGAATAGGTGTATCAACCCCCATCACCGTAACAGTTCCTGTCTGCACAATCTTTGGTGCTTTCAGCAGGCTTTTTATTTTGTCCCATACAGATGATACAGTATCAGAAATTTTAGTGAACACATTTTTAACTGTGTCAACTGCCGCCGTAATCTTTTCAACAATGCCGTTTTTTATGTTTTCAAAAATAGTCATTACGGTGTTTTTCACATTTCCAAACGCTTCGCTGAATTTACTTTTTACGACTTCCATCTTCTCACCGACTGCATTGACAACCTCACCAAGCTTACCGCCTGTTAATTGATTAATTGCGTCATAGCCTGTCCTGTAGTATTCCTTGACACCCTCTATTGCCGCAAATGTAGCACCTTTCAGTCCACCGCCGTGTGCGTCATATGCACTTTTTATGTTGTTCAGTTTTTCCGATACAGCATTTTTTACACCGCCCCATAATTCTGACGTTTTTTCTTTGACTCCGTTCCACATTGTCGACACTTTTTCTTTGACTGCTGATATTCCGTTTTTTATCTTTTCAAATCCGGCTTTTATTCCTTCCCATGCACTTGTAACAATCGCTTTAACTTTTTCCCATAGGTTGATCCAAAAATTTCGGAATCCTTCGGATTTATTCCACAATACAATAAACGCCCCTACCAATGCACCGATAGCCACAATGACAATACCAATCGGATTTGCTGTCATAGCTACATTTAACGCCCATTGTGCGGCTGTTGAAATACCCATAACAACATTTTTAGCCGTTTCAGCTGCATTCCACAACATAACTGCACCTTTGTATGTGATTATCGCCCCTGCAACTGCTCCTATTACCGGAGATAATGCCTCAATTACCGATATAGCTCCACTGGCTAAATCCATAGCCGTAGATAATGCGTCACAGAATGTTGATATACCTCCCTCACAGAAATTTTTAAGCATTGGTCCAATGTTTGAAAATGTATCAGTTATGGTATTTTTCAGTCCCTCAAACGACCCTTTTAATTTTCCTACAGAACTTTCACCGATTACATCTGTCATACCGTCAAAAATTGATGGTATTGCATCTAAAACAGCCTTTCCCAATGCAGGTAATTGGCTGATTAAACCGGTAAACAAACTCTTTGCGGCTGAAACAAGGTGTGGAAGTATATCGGATACCATTGACGGAAGTTCTGCTACAATTACAGGAGCCAATCTCTCAATTAACGAACCTACGCCACTTAACGCACCCGTTATTGCCGGTATAACATTCTGCCCGAACGTCTTAGCCGAATCAACCAGTGCATCCAAACTCTGATCAAACATTTCTCCGCCTGTTGTCAAACCGACAAGAGTATTTTCAAACGCCGCTTTCAGTGACCCCCACGATCCGCTTATTGTCGTGCTTGCCTCTTTGGCTGTTGTTCCCGTTATGTCCATTTGCGTTTGGATTGCATGAATAGCCTGTGTAATATCGGCAAATGATGAAATATCATACTTCTGTCCGGTAAGTTTCTGTGCATCGCCAAGCAGTCGTTTCATTTCAGCTTGTGTGCCACCGTAACCGAGTTTTAAATTATCAAGCATGGTGTAATTTTGCTTTGCAAAACCTTGATAGGCATTTTGAATGTCTGTCATATTCGTGCCCATCTTATTCGCATTATCAGCCATATCCACCAACGCTGAATTTGCATAATCCGCCGCCTTTGCTGTATCGCCCTTTAAACTTGAAATCAGTGATGCCGAAAAATTTGTAACTGTTTCCATATAGCTATTAGCTGACAAACCTGCGGTTTTGTATGCATCATTTGCATATTTCTGTACTGCTGATGAACTGTCTTTGAACAATGTATCGACACCACCTGTCAGCTGTTCATAATCAGCAAATGAACTGACTGATTTTGCTACCATTGTTCCTACTGCGGTAGCGGCTGCCGTTCCGGCAATAGCTAACCCTTTGCCCAATTTACCAACGGCACTGCCAACAACTTTAGCTTTATCTCCCAATTCAGAAATTTTTTTGCTTGTGTTGTTCAATGTACTACGCAGATTATTGCTTTCATTTTGGGCTTTTTTCATATTTGCAAAGAAGTTTCCGGCTTTCAACGACAGTGTTGCTCCTATGTTTCTACCTTTTGCCACATCAACCGCCTCCTGTCATTGCTTTTATCTTTTCAGCTTCTTCTTCGTATGCTTTTATCATACTGGCTCGTAAAAATGCCTTTTCATTTCCCGTAGCCCCGGCAATTCTATCCCAATCAAAACCACGTTGGACGTAGTAATGTA